GAAAGGAAGGGAGGAAAAAGAGAGGGGAGGAGGGAGGAAGGGAGAGGGAGAAGAGAGGAGAAGAAGAGAGGAGAAGAGGGAGGGGAAGGGTGGCCAGCAGTACGGGACTTACGGGACTTGTTGGCCTGGGCTGAGTGGGGAGAGGCGCTGGACGGCCCCGGAAAGCGCGAGGGGGAGGGGGCGCTACCGGGACCGTCACTTCGGCGCGACGGGCCGAAGGGGGGCAGGTCCGGCGACCGTCCAGAACAGACTACAGGACGGGGCCAGAGTGTCAACATTAAATATCGACGCTGCGCCCCGTACTCAGATCGACAACCGCCGCTGTCAGACAGTCGGGCATAGCGGCGGCTTCGGCTCGCATCTGGAGAGCGGTCAGCATATCGTCGTAGTCATTTCTGATCGTCTCTCCCGGCTCGCCATCCTCGCCGCGCATCTGCATGACGAGTTGATACGTTGGCACCGAAGCCCCGTTGAGGACGCGAGTTTCAACCACGATCCGGTCGCACCATGCCACACGGCCCTGATACGCTTTCCGCACGGTAGGACTATGGTAAGCGTCCCGCGCGGCTTCCTTGTTATCGCCTTCATGTATCCTTAGCCATTGGTTACCGTCATGGCCGAAGACTTCATACGACACCCGTTGAACGGTCCCGCAATACAGGCCCTTAATCGTGACAGACATTTCCGCTTTCCCTCTCTGCATTCCAAGAGCGAGTGATACCGCCCTCTGGATTATAAAGCACCATCGCAATAACCTTGCCGCGCATCTTGTTATAATGGCTCTCAGCCGTCGCGCGGTTCCAGTATCCTTTTTCAGCCGTCGCCGTTCCTGATCCTGTAGAGTAGAGCGTGGCGACGGTCCACTTTCCCCGGATGCTCATACGCTCGCGGCCCTGAGAACGGCGCGCAGTTCGCTACCGATTTCCATAGCCATAACCTCGACGTTAGAAAAGTCGCCGTAGGTCTTAAGCGCATCGGTGCGCCACTGAACCCAAGGCTGACGATCCGGGGCGTCATCGCCAGACTGAGGCGAGGCCAGCCACGCGGCCCACAAATGCGCGCCCTTCATAATCTCGCGGCGCACTTCAAGTTTCAGGTCGATTTGCATAACAGAAACTCCCTCTCTGATTTGTCCAGACTACAGGGCATTTCCTAACAAAGCAATAACGCCAACGAAAAAGGCCCCCGATTTCTCAGGGGCCTTTCCGTCGTCAAACCAGCCGCGTTATTTCTTGGCGGGTTCTTCCTTGGCGGCGGGAGCCGGGAGCGCCGGGAGCGAAGTCCGCAGTTCCGCCAGCGGGTCGTTTTGCTGCGCGTCGATCAGTTGTTCGGCGGTGTAGCTGTAGCCGATGGGGTTCGACGCGGGAACGGCGGCGATGGTGAAGCCAAACTTCACGTCCTGATAGACGGGCTTCCCGTTGCCGTCCTTCTCGCCCGTATCGACGCTGTTGATCAGCAGTTCCTGAATGCCCGACGGGAGCCAGAGAACGCCCGCGCGATACGTCTCGTTGTTCTCCAGATTGACGGCCTCGAAGTTGCCCGAGACGGCCACCTGAATATCGCCCGTCTTCGGATCGGTCTTGAAGACCAGACCGGAAGCGATGCCGTAGATGCGAACGAGGTCGAGCGACGAGTGAACGGCCTTGCCGTCCTTTTGCTCTTTCACCCGCGACGGGTTCGCGCCCAGAGTGGCGAGCGACATTTTCGTGAGGATTTTCATAGGTCCGTTCCTTTAGGTTATTTGCAAACACCCCTCAGACGGGGCCTCAGTGTTATGGGCCGGAAACCGGGGCGCGTCAACTCCCGGACCTAGAAAAAGATGACGCGCCCCTGACCGCCACGCTTAGACGTAAGTGAAAGCGTGAACGGCTTCCGGCTCCAGCAGCGGGGCGAGTTCGCCCTGAGCGCCAGCGGGAAGCAGTTGAACCAGACGCTGCATAATCTGGCGCTGGATATCGACCTGAGTTTTCAGGTTCTCGAAATCGAGCCGCGTCGGAGCCTCGCCGTTTTCCATCGGCGTATGCGGGTCGAGTTGCGACGGCGTATTGATCGCGGGCGCGAGCGGCGGCGAAGCGGGGTCATCCCGCGTCACCTGACCGGCGACGGGGAGCGGAGCGCGGCCTTGCGGGATGCGCGCCGAAATGGGGGTTTGTTTGCGGCCCATGATTTAGGCTTCCTTTCCGGTTTCAGTTTTGGCCGACGCTTTCACGTCTTCCGGTTTCAGAGAGGGCGACGGCTTGAAGGCCGCGACCAGACCCGCGATGGTCACAACGGCGTTGACGACCAGATCGGGGGAGACGTGCGAGAGCGGCGTACCGCTGAGGCCCGACCCGCCGAAGACGACGGCGGCGAGACCCGCCCACGTCGAAGGCTCAGACAGGCGGCGTTTCAGAAAGTTCATTCTTCGGTTTCCTTTTTCCGATAGTAACGGCGATACGGTGTTTTATTGCCGTCGTTTCTCGCCTGAACCTCAAGGGTAGTCAGACGATTGTTGAACCCCCAAAGCATTCTCACAATGAGAAGCAACAGGGGAATGTTGACCAGCGAAACCCACGTCGTAACGAGGTTGGTCATCGCTAGGGTATGCTCAAGCTGTTCAGGATTACTCACGGTGATTTCCGCCGACGAAAGACGCCCCCCTTTGTGTTAGAACCTGATTACGAAGCGCCGGGGCGAAGGAGATATGAACGATCCCCTTTTCCTGTTCGTTTATCAGTTGGTCGAAAGCGATACCGGATTGCTCCAGCCTCGCGACGATTTCATACGGCGAACCGAAACCGGGGCATTGAAAGTCAATGCACCAGCCGCTCATATGATCGGAGGTAGGCGAACCGCCAACGGCTTTGTTGACGGTCTTAGAACGCCACCCGGAAGTGACCTTGATAGCGTGGTCCTCCAGAATGCGGCGAACGTTCTGCATCATCCAAGCGCAGAGTTTCAGACGCTCCAAAGTGGCGGCGTCTGGCGCATTGGAAATCCCGAGTTGCCGGGCCTTAGCCGATACCGTCAGTTCGGCCAGGGTGAAGTTAGGCGATAGGTTCACGCGACGGCCTCCATAGCTGCGCCTTTGATCAGGGACTTGCCGCCAGTTACGCCAGCGGACACAGCCCCCAGCGCGATTTGCGGCCCCTTGAGAATAACGAAAATCGCGATGGCGGCCAGTAACAATCCGAAGACCACGAAGCCAATCCGCTTCGCCGGATCGCCTAGGGCCTCCAGCACGTTCTTGATCCCGTTTTCCGTATGCTCCGCAACCTCGCCGGGGCTGACGGTGATACGGTCGAGAAATCCGCCCGAGCCGAAAAGCCCGGTGTTAGTGGGAACAGATTGTGTCGGGTCCGTTTCCGCCGACCCTACCCGGAAAGGGTTCATGCCTGTTTTCCTTTCCAGCCACGCGAAGAAATCGCCAGCCGTACCGCGCAAGATTGACGGGTTCGCCCGCCGCTGCGCCGCCGTGGTGACGCTTTCGATAGGGGTATTCGGATCAGCCCCAAAGATGCGAGCCGCGCCGCCCGCGCCCAAAAAGTGCGCGCCGTACAGCGTGGCGTTATTGATCGGGACATTCCGCTGAGACAGATAGCCCGCGTTCCGGCCCGTCAGTTCCTCAGCCATGCGGCGTTGCAAACTGGCGTCCGGTCGCAGCCCTCCGAAAGCGGACCCGCGTTGACCGCCCCATTGACCGCCCAAGCCTTCCCACGTCCCGCGCGTAAACTGGAACAGACCAGACGCGGAAGACGTGGGGGCGAGCGCATACGGATTATTCGCGCTCTCAATACGCGAGAGCATCGAATAGTAGTCGTTTCCGATGTTCCACGGATCGGGCATTTTACCAGCCGCCTTTTCCGGGACACACATTGAAGACGCCGGGGAGCGTCCGCATACAGGCGAGTTCGGGGCTTTCGGGATGCGGCCCCGTCACCGGCCCCTCGCCAGCGGGCGCGACACCGCGCCAGAAATCGAGGTCAACGGCGGGACCGAAAAGCGCGGACGGAACCCGGTTGTATCCGGGAGGCGGGTTGAAAGGGCGAGACGGATTTGAGGCCATCGGAAAGCGTCCTAAAATGAGAATGGCCAGAAAGGCCGATTTAAGGGCCGTACAGCGGTTTTACCCCCTGCCCGGTATGACGGGTCGAAAAAGTCCGAGTTTGAAAACGTTCCCGACCCGTTCTCTTTTCGTACCGGCTTAGAACCAAGTCCAGGACCGGCGCACCCCAAACGGGTTGATCGTTCCGCCCGGCCCGCCCTGATAGGCGTCAACCTGTCTCGCGGACGGATCACCCGGAAGGCCGGTCGCGGCGGGGAAGAAACCACGGCGCGCGGGAAGGGCGACCCGCGTAACGGGGCCGTATTGACCGGGCCGCGTGAAGACGCTCCCGGCGACGACGTTAGGACCGCCGTTGATTTGCGGCCCGCTGAAATCCTCGCCCTTGGGCTTGGGCTGAGTTTCAGGGCCGAAACCCCCCGGCAAAACTTGGGGGCCGATATCGGAGGAAAACTTCATTGGACTGGCCTCATAGAAGAAATGATATCGTTGAACCCGCGCGGCTTAAGATCGGTGATGACGCCAGAGACGCGCATAGACCGGCCTTGGAAATAGGCGTGTTCAAACACTTCCCATTCCCCGACGCATTCGATTGACGAAACGCCGTCATTCAGTCCTAGCCCCGTCGTACTCATATTCGAGACGGGCGAACGGAACGTCAGGCATTTGCTCCCGAAATCCTTGTCCTTACAGACAGTGATTTTCGGAAGCGGCGGCGGGCCTTGCGGAATGACCGGCGTAAACGGATCACGCCGGGGCAGGGGCGGAACGACGAACGGTGCGACAGGATCAAGGGTCATCGTCAGGGACGAACCCCGTTGACAACCGCATGAACCGCGAGGCGGATAATCCATCGCCGGGCGCTGGATGATAATGTCGCCTAGCTGATAGTCCGTCCGGTTGATGGTGATACCCGGAAGCCCGCCGAGTTGCGGACCCATAAGAGTATCACCCTCAATGACCGTGACCGCCCGCGCCTTCAAACCGAACGCGAGGATCAGCAGCAAAACAACGATGCCGCCCCACGTCAGGATTTGTTGATCACGGTTTGTCATGGCTTAACTGAGCCTCGCGTAATCGACCGTCAGGAAGCCCGACGAATGTTGACGCACCGCTAGCGGGTCCACCGTTTCGACTTCCTGCGCCATGACCCCGTAATGACGTTCCGAAGAACCGACATAGTTATACGAGTACATAGACAGGCCGTCGTCGCGGAAGCCCTCAAACGTGATGTTCTCTTTCAGGCGCACGTCAGAGAACAGCCCGAGGACGCCGCCGATAACGGACCCGATCAGATTGTTTGACGAGGTACGACGCGCCGTCTGACCTGCAATCGCCGCCTGTTGCGTACTGGCGTCGATACGGGCCATTTCAATCTCGCTGTAGTAGCGAGCCTGAGCCATCGTCGTTTCGGCCTGGGCTACCAGCATCTGCCGATAAACCTCCGACTGATCCGCGCTCAAGGCCATCTGAGTTTGCGAGGCCAGTTGCTGCATCGCCACCGAAGTTTGCGACGCGATTTGATCCCGCTGGATTGACGCCTGAGTTTGGAGCCTCAGCATTTCCTCTTGCGACGAAATCTGTTGCGATTGGATTTGCCGTTGAGCATCGACCTGAGCGAGCAAGCCCGTCAGTTCGCGTTCAGAGGTCAGATCGGCCACGGCGAGTTGCGTTGAAAGCTGCGCTTGCATCGCGAGCAACGTCGCTTGGATTTCCTGATTTTGCGCGTTCGCTTGCAGACCCGCCATCGCTAGCTGAGTTTGCGAGTTGATTTGCGCGGACTGCAAAGCGGTTGACGCTTGCAGGTTCGCCATTTGCATGGCCTCAGACGGACCGCCCGAAACGACCGTCTGCGCTTGCGCGCCCCCGCCCCGGATAACCGAGAACAGGACCACGCCGCCGACGAGAATAATCCCGCCGATCACAAAGGGACTTTTCGTCCCCTTGGAAACTTCCTTCATTACGGCGCTGGCCATCTAGTTACCCGGTGCTTGAGCGGCGAGGTATTTTTCCCATTCGATCAACGGGGTTCCGTTGAACGAACCGGCGGCGATGCCTTCAAGGCCGATCACGGTTTCCTGTTTGCCGTAATAGACTTGAGGCGGTTGCAGGGGGCGGAACCCCTTCCGATAGGACACGCCGGGACCGCCCGCGTTATAGGCGGGAAGGCCGAAGCCCGGTTCAAAGGCGAAGTTGCCCGTTCCCGGTCCCGGTAGCCTTTTCGGAGTGTAGTTATACAGGGCCATTTCGGCGCACTCCGATTTCAGGGGTTAGAACGCGCCGCCGCCGAAACCAGTCCCGCCGCCGAAGCCGCCGCCAGTGACAGGGGCAACCGCCGCATTGATCAGATTGGCGAATGCGTTTCCGCCCGCCGTGACGACCTGCGAAGTTTGCGCGTTGCGCGAAACGAGTACAGCGATAGTCGCCAGACCGATGATACCGGCCGCGATCACGCCAAACTCTTTAAGCAGCTTATCCATTGCTGTTTTCCTTAGACGCCAGACGGCGCGTTGATTTGCCGAGTAAACTCAGCGAAGAAACCCCGGTTGGACAAAATCAGTACAACCAAGATCAGGATGAAAAATCCATCCGACACCGGGCGGAGCGGCTTGATTGCCCCTAACGCTCCGATGCCGAATACGGCGGCGACCCAAAAGACGAAGTTTGGCTGACCCGTAAAATCCTCGCGGACGGTTTCAGCAAACTTGTCTGTCTCGCCGCGAAACCCGGCGATGACTAGGACGAGGCCGATTAGGAGAACAGGCCAAGCCATTAGGATTTGAACCCTAGGATTTGGAGCCAAGTAATCAGGTTGCCGCGCAGCGTCGTGAAGATGACGTATCCCACAATTAGCATTACGGCGACCTTTTCACTTTGCGACACGGCGGTTAGGCCCCCGGCAGACGCGACATAACCATCGCGTAATACTGAGGCCAGCGAGCGCCCGCGATGTATCCAGCGATAAGGACCAGCGCGAAGACGAGAAGCGAAGAGGGTTTCATTAGTCCAGAACCTTGTTGAGAATGCTGCGCCAAGCGAAAATGATCACGATGACCAGTCCCAAAAACAGGAACCAATCCAACGCGCTCATTTCGCTACTGTAGGGTTTCTTCACCCAAGTAACGAAGCGGTTGAAAAAATCAGTCACGTTCCGAGCCTCCAGAAAAAGAGCGCGGCGACGTGCCTCGCACGAAGAACAAGCCAAGTCGCCGCCCCTTTATTAGTTGCCGTTCAGGGACTGAGCCTGACCGATGATGTTGACCAGCGCGAACGCTTCCCAGCCGACCAGCGCGGTAGCGCCCGCCTGAACGTCGGTCGCGTTCAGGATCAGGTTCATGTTGCCGTATTGGACGGTCGAAATCGGCTTCGTCCGCGTGGGGATATAGAAGACCCCCAGCGGGAAGTCGTCTTCGATGGTCTGACGGCCCCACGCCGCAACGTACTTCGGCGGAACCTTGAAGACGTTGGTATAGTTGGCGCTTTCCAGAGCGATGAAACTCAGGTCCGTTTCGTTGGCGAAACCGCCGTTGGTCATCGGACGGTTCCGATAAATCACGGTCGTCGAAAGGAAGTCCCGGAAGTTGGAATACGCGATCGGGAAATCCTGATTGGCCACGATGCCGGGGACGTTCGATTGCTTCAGTTCGTAAACCGTCGCCAGATCGAGCAGCGGCAGGATCACGCCGTTTTGGCTTTCCGGCAGTTGATCGTAGTACACCTGAATGACTTCGATGGTGAACGCGCCGACCGTCACGTTTGCCGGGGCCGTAACCGCATCCGCCGTGACGTACACCGCATCCGACGCGCCCTGTTGAGTGCGCGCTTGGACCGCCGTGTTATTCAGCGTCAGTTGCAGGTTCATCGTCGCGTTGACGACGTTGGCGTAAACCGCGCCGCGCAAGTCCTGATCCGAGTAGGCCAGGGGGACGAAGAACGTAGCCTGAGCGTCGGCGTTGGCGGCGGCGGCGATGGTCGGAGCCGCTTGCATCAGCGACGGGTAGTTGTTCGCGTAGTCGAGCGGATAGGTGTCGTTCGCGCGACAGGCCATATAGGGAGCGCCGCCGCGAGCCGAGTTGACCACGTTCAGATGCCAGCCGGTCGTATTGACGCGGGTGTTATTGTTGAGGTCGAAGAACGAAACGTTCTTGAGCAGGTTGGCGGGGCCGAACGGCGTAACCGTCAGCGGAGTACCGCCACCGGCGACGGCGACGTTGGCCTTGATGTTGATGATGAACCCGAGAATGAGGCCGACGTTCCGGGGCTGGATGGCGATGACGTTTTCCGACGACGGATTGACCGTCAGCGTTTTGATCACTTGCGTCCGCTTCACGGCGGAACCGACGATCATCCCGCGAGCCATAAGGTTGGCTTGGCCGGGGTCGATGCGTTGCTGTTGAACAGGGGCCATGTTTTAGGCTTCCTCAGATTTGGAGTTGAAAAGAGAGAAGATCAGGTAGAGGCCGAGAAAAGCCGTCAACGCCATGACGTTGACCTTGATCCAGTTGACCGGGTTTCCGGCGAGGTTTGTGTTGATGATTTTCACGGCAACACTTACCCGTTGTTCGGCAGGAGCTTCATCCCGTAGGACAAAACGAGCCAGCCGACGAGGACCATCAAGAAAATCGTGACGACATTCTCAAAGGACCAAGTGACGACATTATCCATGTCACAGTTTCCTTAGTCTAGGCGGGGGCGGTTCGGAGTGAAGCGCCCTTAAACGACGGTCAAACGTGGCCAAGATTTTAGCCTCGCTAGGGACCGGGGCGAGGATCGCCTTTCGGTCCTGTTTAACATCGTACCATATAGAGTGATATTCCTCCAATCTATTGTTAACGCCATCGGGAATAAAGCGTCCTACAGTCTTCCGGTCGTCTATGTCAGTAAGCCAGAAGACTTGGTAGTAATCGCTTTCACTAATCGCGAACCGACTTATCCAAACGGGCCGCTGCGACAGAGTAATGACGGGGATTTCCTTTGAGCGACCTTGCGTCAATATTGCTTGGAACGCTGGAGACTTGCCCTTCATCGGGAGCATATAGCCTTCATCTACATAAAGACCAGTATTGCCGCGCTCCCATATTGCCCAAAGCATCGCCTCTACTTCCCCCTCTTCATCGGGGCGAGGTTGGACGATGTACACCCCCGGCTCAGTCGGGAGTTTGCTCCGAACGCCTATGATTTCCGCACCCCGGATTTTGGAGAACAGTTTTTCGTGCTTGTAATCAATGACGATCCAAGGGCGCACGTCATAGTCACGTTCAGAGAGTTGCCAAGTAGCCGCAACCGTTTTCCCTGAGCCCGTCTTTCCGACGACTAGGGTTCGACTGTCAGGACCGGGGAGTTTCAGTTGAGCCACTTGGCTACCTCAGATTTAACCGCCCGCGCCTAGCGGGCCGAAGAGTTGAGCGGGTGTCAGAGGCCCTTTGTAATCTGGAGCCACTGACGGCGCAGCCGCCATAGCCTCCGCTGGCGTCTGAACCGGGTCCGCACTTTGCGGAGGTTGAGCCGGGGCCTTATTCTGACGCGCGGCTTTCGACGCGCCCGCGACTGCAATAATCCGTGGCACATAGATCATTCCTCCAATAGCCGCGAGGTTGAGCCAAGCCTGAGTTTTGGCGTCGATGACTAGGGGGTACTGAGCCTGTACCTGTTGAACCGCAATCGCGAGCCGCTTTGCTTCCGTCTCATTCAGGGCGAAGCCGGGTTGCTTCATAGCGACCGCGCCCATTAGGTGAATGGAAATCAGCAGACTTTCGATGCCGCTTATATCGCCCTTCGTTTCTGTCGCGGACTTTCGGGGGCCGCTGGCGGTTCCTGGGCCTGTTCCTCGCGGTCGCCGCTTACGGGGGGTTCCGTCTGCGAAGCGTCCGAATGGGGCGTCGGGGTCGGTGTCGCCGAGGCCGGGGGCGTCTCCAGCGGAGGGGCCGAATGCGGCGTCAATGCTGAGGGTGTCGCCGGGGTTCGGAGGGCTGTCACTTCCTCGCGGAGCGCCCTCAGTTCCTCCAGCGTTTCCGCTAGCTGAGGGTTCGACTGTGACCTTGCCGCTTCCAAGGTCGAAGAGAGATTTTCCCGCCATGTTTCCAACTGCCTCATAATATTTTCGGCGCGTTCAACGTCGCCAGTTTCGATTGCCTCCGCTACAGCGTCGGCGGCTTCCTCGACTTGCTCAAGCTGTTGCTCAAGGGTCAGGTCTTCGGCGGGCGCATCGCCAGCCGGGGGAGCGGCGCTAGCGTCCGTCATGTTCGTCCCCCGGCAAAACAAGCGGTTCAGTGATGCCGAGTTTTTCCTCGATGCGTTTGAGACGGGCGTTCGCCTCAGTCGCATTCCGGGTCACAAAGCGCACCGTCTCTTGAAGTTCGGCGGGCTTGATCCCGAGTTGTGAAAGCAGAATATCGAGCATGGTTTTCTAGGTCCGTTTTTGAGGGTTAGACAGTGGGCCACCACTGAGCGGGCATAGGCACGTTCAGCATAATAAAGGTGACCTTGTTTCCGCCGACCGCCTGAGAAGAGACGGAAAAGATCGGCGGGTTCGGAAGCAGGAACGGGAAGTATCCCTGCCGCTGAATGGGGACGATAAGACGCTGACCAGTGCGCGGCGCGAAGAACGTCACCGGCTGGAGGCAATCGTGAGTGTCGATATACAGCGTCTGAACGGCTTTGATAATCGCCGTCTCAGTCGCGATAGTCGCGTCTATGTCATAGTTATCCGTTGCCGAGAAATCAGCGACCAGACGGATAGCTTTCGGGCCTTCGTCGGGAACGAGTTGATTGAAAATCGGAACGTCAACAAACTGGCCATTGAGTTGGGTCATTAGGTAGTCCTCCAGAAAGATGGAACGGAACCGCAGCTTGCAATACAGGGCAAGTCAACGGCGGGGGAAATCTCCAATGCTCTAGTCACTGGATACGGGCGCGCGAGGATTTGCACCCCGCCTTGTACGACTAAACTGTTGACGGTCGGGGGCGTGAACGAAACCGCGACTAGAACCCCGCCTGATACAACGCGGGTTGTCATTACGCGGTCCTTTCATACGCCGCCCGAATACCTGCCAAATCAGTAGGCAAAAACGGCTGACCTGTTAGCGGGTTGATTGTCACGATATCCTGAAACGAGTTGTACGTTCCGTTTGTCAGGACGCGGTTTGAACCGGCAATAACGCCGCCGCCGATATCCAGCAGCCCGCGCATATCGCCAGTTCCCGCCGTGGTCTTTTGCGCTCTAAACTGATGCGCCACGCCTAGGACTTGGAAAATCGCGCCCGCTGGATTGGCCACGTCGAAAACGGACAAGTCTCCGACGACGGCGCTTTCTATATACTGCGCCGGATCAGGCGGGACGTTATCAATCGCCGTGTATCCAGCCGGGCCGGGAACGGCGGTCCAATCCGCGTCCGCAGTATCCGCATTCGGCAGAACAGACAAAACCGCGAGGTCGCCGGGGAACGTATTAGAGAACGCGCCCGTACCATCCCAAACGCAAAGGTCGTCAACGAACAACGCCCCGGCGATGCCAGGGTTAGACCAGCGACCGACGAAGAAGTTAGAGACGACGCCAATCGACGCGCAAGGCCCCGTTGCCTCAACCGTGTTATTGACGCGCAAAGTAGCGGTTCCCGCGCCCGCGTTGTATTCAAGTTCGGGATAGTTATAGAGGCCGTTATTATAGACGGTTGTTCCCGTCAGAATAACGACGCCTGAACGTTGGACGACAAAACGCCCGGTCGCATCCATCGTCACCATTACGCGCCCGCCCGCGCCGATGAAACCGAAGCCCGTATTTCCACTGTCCAGCGGAGCGCCCTTTTTCCAAGCAACGCCCGCGCCGAGGATTGACGAGTTAGGAACAACGCGCGTGTAAATGTCCTGCCCGAAACCGGCAGGGGTCAGAGACAGGGAGCGCGTTCCGTTACGCGGATCAGTCGTCGCAACTGACAGGCGGTTTGCGAAGTCCCCGGCGTAGGTCCAGAAAGTCCCGTCGCCCCAGCTAGTCCCGACCGGGTATAAGTCCCAGCCCTCGAAAAACAGAATGGCCATAACCTGCCCTTATAATAGAAAAACCCTATGGTCAGTGACTGTACCATAAAAGTTACCAATGGAACAGTTTAGACTTGTCCCGTAAGCCAGACAGTATAGACTAACCTGAGTGGGTAGTCTCTAGGCTACCGGGTCGGGCAAGTATAGGGGCGTCAGGGCGTGGCGAAAAGCAGGGGCAAGACGGGCGCAGCCGAGTTGCGCGCATTCCGTCGTCAGGTTTCGATCCTGAAAAAGAAAGGGCTAGTTTCTAAGCGCACGGATGCGCGGAAGCAAAAGCCTACACGTTACATGACCGCCAAGGTAAAGGCCCTGGCCGAAGTCATCGAAGGGAAACACGTCCCTGTAAAGCTGGATCACAAAACCGCCCTTCGCTATAAGGACGCCGGATTTTTTGTGTACGGCGATAGGGTCGTCGTTTCCAAGGGTCAAGCCGAGACTGTACGGCGCGACAAGTCATCCGGCCTCATACTGATCAGCCCTCTAGGCGGGCGGCTTCCGTATGAAAAAGTCGTCATGCCTTACAGCATCAAAAATATTGAGGGCTTCCTAGCCGCCGCCTCCAAGTCGCCGCCAGACCCTCAGCTTTTTGCCGCGAAGAAAAACAAGGCCGATCATTGGGCTTTCACCTATCACGGCAACAATAGCCTCTCGACATTTGCGGACTTGGGTTTGCTTGGCGAATATCTGGTCCGTTATATCAACCTGCTAGATGACCCGCGCAACTTTCAATACTTCATTCTGTATCGCGTTGTTCCGAAGTTTTGGGCCGCGAAAGTTTACAGAGAGCGGGACACACGCAAGCGCCAGACGCGGGCGAAGTGGGCTAAGGATCGGCGCGAGGAACGGCGTCAGCAAAACGCAAGGGGACTAGCCTTGAGAGGGAGGGAGCAAATGCAAGCGCGTAAAGAAACCTATGAGGAAATGAACGCTCGCCATCAACGCGAGTATAGGGAGCGCATGAAACAGAAGCGGAAAGCAGACGCCGCTTTTGATGACTTGATCAAGAGGGGCGAACGGGAACGCAAAGCAGCTTCCCGCGCCGCTCGAAAGAACCGGGGAAAATAGATGCTCGTTGAGGGGGAGGAGTTTCCAGAGGTTGACGCGGACGAATGGTCTAGCGAACCTCCCGAGGGGTACGACGACGTAGAACAGATTAAGGCTCTAATGCCGAAGCCCTATGTAAAGCGGGCGACGAAAAAGCGCATCTGTGTATTCGACACTGAGACAGACCCGTTTGCGGAAGACCGGATAGTTAGGCCGTTCTGTGTCGGTTTCTATGACGGCGAATGCTACGTTGATTTTTGGGGCGATGATTGCATACAGCAGTTTTTCGCGCACCTTGCCGAGCATTACGCGGGCGAGGATTTGCTGATCTATGCTCACAACTTCGGCGGCTTCGATTGCTTTTTCCAGCTTGATTATCTCGACCATGATCAGCAGCCCTTTATTATCGGGGGCAAGATTGTTTCCGCCATGTTCGCGGGACAAGAGTTTCGGGATAGCTACAGGATCATTCCGACGCCGCTCAGGTCGTATAAGAAAACTGATATTGATTACGCGCTCATGGAACGCGACGTGCGCCATTTGCATAAGCGCGAAATACTCGACTACCTGAAAGACGATTGCGTTTACCTGTATGAGTTAGTCGCGGCGTTCCATGACAAATACGGCGACCGTCTAACCATCGGTTCGGCGGGCTTGCCTATCCTGAATAGCTTCCACCCGTTCAGGCTTATGGGCGAGGATATGGACCGCCTGATCCGGCCTTACTATTACGGCGGTCGGACGCAATGCTTTGAGGTCGGTATCTTTGAAGGCCGGTTCTTTATCTATGACGTGAATAGTATGTACCCTTGGGCGATGCGCGATCTGCGCCACCCTATCGGCTCCAGCTATTCCGTCGCCCGCGATATCTCAGACGACACGGCTTTCGTTTGCGTTGACGGCTGGAGCGGGGGCGCGTTCCCCGTTCGGCAGGAAGACGGCGGGCTAGACTTCCCCCTAGGCTATGGCCGGTTCTTCGTATCCATCTATGAGTACCGGGCGGCTATCGAGACGGGGGCGTTTAGTCTCGACAGGATCATACACGCGCGGGATTGCAGCGAGTGGGGAGACTTCGCGGATTTCGTCAACTTCTATTATAACGACAGGCTGGACGCCCGAGCCCAGGGCGATGATATCCGCGCCCTATTCGACAAGTTTTTCCTGAACGTTCCGTATGGCAAGTTTGCTCAGAACCCGGAACGGTATGAAACTTACGAGTTGCGCCACGCGGAAAACCCGCCGCCGTTTGAAGAGTTGAAAGTACCGTGCCTGAATAACGAATGCGTCGTCTCTGGCCATAAGAAAAAAGAGTGTAGCGAGCGGGGTTGGTATCCGCATACGACCAACGGCGATACGATCATTTGGGCGCGCAAGAGTACGACGGCTTGGCGGTCATATAAGAATGTCGGGATTGCCGCTTCAATCACCGGGGGCGCGCGTTCCGCTTTGCTGAGGGGCATTCGCTCCGCAGACCGTCCTATGTACTGCGATACCGATAGCCTTATCTGCGAAGCGTTTCACGGCCCTGTTGACGGCAAGCAGTTAGGCGCTTGGAAACTGGAGGCGACCGGCGACGTTGTGGCAATCGCCGGAAAGAAAATGTACGTCGTCTTAACTTATGATTTAGACTTTGATGATACGAAGGAGAAAGCGGAGTTTGCGACTTACAACGGTCGGAAAATGCGCGTCGTAAAGAAAGCATCAAAAGGGGTTCGCTTAACCGCCGACGAAATTTTGAGGGTTTGCAGGGGCGAAGTTGTCCTGTATAAAAATCCAGTGCCAAAGTTTCAGTTGGACGGAACGGCTGACTTTATCAATCGCGAAGTTAGGAGGACGGGAAATGCTTCAAGTTAAAGGTTTCGGAAATCGGGAATGGACTGAACGCTTTGTTCGTAACAGCCATGAGTTTGCCGCTATGGCGCGGCGCATCGGTGAGAACGCTTTGGCGCTCTCGTTTGAAGAACAGGCGGAACGCGCGGTCGCTATACTGGAGCGCGAGGAAGCCGGGTTGAGGGCGGCATGACTAGTTGGACGGATGAACGTGTCGCCGTTCTTCGCGCTCTCTGGAGCGAGGGGAAACAGGTTCCCGATATTGCCGATTGGCTGGACACAACGGATAACGCGATCATCGGCAAGCTGAATAAGCTAGGGCTGATCGGGGTTCGCCGGAAGGATAAACGGGACTGGAATAATCGGGCGGTTCAAACTGCCCCCTCAGCCCCGCGTCGTTTCACTTGGGAGATTGCCGCTTGAAAACCTCGCCCCTGTATTGGCACATTCGCGGGAAGGGTCGCGCGTTCCGTGTCTGGCGGTTTCATATCTGGATAGGCCCCGCCAACTATTCGCCAGACCCGCCCGTAGAAATGAGGATCACTTATGAAAAAGCGCGAGGGTAAACCGCCAGTATTTGCAGAGTGTAAATGCGGCGTTAAGTTTGGGAGCAAGTATGCTTTCAAGAAACATCAACCATATTGCAGCGGAGTAAAGGGCAATGATTAAAGTGCAGTTAGCCAAGGTCGAGGGCGAGGACGTTTGGTATATCCTCGAATATTTCAGGACCGTTGAGGGTCCGCGTATCCGTGTCGCTGGCGCACCGTTCACAGACGAAGACGACGCCCGCGAAACGTACCGGGGAATGGCCGACCAGATCGCCAATGAGAAGGCGCGGCAGTCTTCGCTTTTCCCGGTTGACACGGATATCAGTCGGGCCTAGTCTCTCACCTGTAGCCGTTGCTTCGGCTTGCGATTTCCGGGGGCGTACCGCGTGGCCCCGCAAACGGCCTCCCGACGAGGCCCCCGGATTTACCCCACTCAGCCCAGGCCAACAAGTCCCGTAAGTCCCGTACTGCTGGCCAC